TCAGCCCAGCGTTTTGCGGTAAAACACCACCCGCTCCGTTTCGGCAAAGCCCAGCGCCGCATGCAGGCGCTGGGAGTCCAGATTGGCGATGTCGGTATCCGACGCCAGCTCGCTGCACCCCTGCTGCTTCGCCCACTCCTGCACCTGCGCGATCAAGCGCGCGGCCCAGCCCTGGCGGCGGGCGCGCTCGACGATATAAATCCCTTCCAAAAACGCCACCGGCGACGATTCGCAGCCGTTGACGTAATCGTAGCGCAGCGCGACCTCGGCAAAGCCAACGAAAGCGCCGTCCAGCCCCCGCGCCATAAACGCGGTGTGGTGCGGTGAAGCCAGTATCTCGCGCATTTCCGCGCGGTGATCTTCAGGCGAGCTGGAGGGCCACAGCGCGGCGCGCAGCGCCAGCCAGGCGTCGAGGTTGTCGTGGTCGCAGTTGACGATCATGCGGGGCCCTTATGAGTCGGAATAAATCAGGAATGCCGAAAGAGAAGTGTGGCACGGCGGCGGGAAACAAAAAAGCCATTATGCCGAGGGGCGCCCTTCATTAGGATGAAAGGGGTGTTGATATTTTAAGCGAAGTTAGTATAGGGTACGGCCAGGGCGCTGATAAGGGATTGTTATGGATGCGAAAGCCGTAGCTCAAGGAATTCTTGAGGGAATAGAGTCTTTACCAAGGGGCATTGCCTATAGTGCTCGTAGGACATGGCAGGGAGCAGGGCTCGGCGGTCGAGAGCTTAAGCGTCGCAATGAAATCGAAACGGAACGGTTCATCAAGGTCGTTCGTGCCGGCTATGGTATCGAAGCCCCGCTACGTGAGCTGATAGCGGTGATTATCCGTGACTGCTATCAGCGGATGGATCTGCAAACACAAACCGTGCTAAGCCAAAAATTAAACCATGTAGAGGGTTATCTTACAGGACGTATGGGGGCGCAGTTCATTCTGGTTCAGCAAATCACACACCATATTTTGAAAAAGGTTATCGGCAGCACACTTTTCAAATGGGTATTCAAAGGTGTCACCATTGCTGGGCTAAACATCATTCTTTTACAAGGAATTATTGAACAGGCCGCCGTTTCTTCGCGTCGTTTGCGGGAACAATATCCCTCAACGTACCATAAGCTCACGCCACGAAATTTGGACATGATCTACTTTCTGGCGGAGGAGTATCTTGAACCCTTTGTTGCCTATACCAGCAAATCGAAAATGTTCTGTGAAGGTGTGAATCATGAGCTATCTAAAGTCTTGGGGCAGTAAGCTCGGTAAAGGATTGTCGCACCTTGTGGAAGCGATTTTGGGCGGGATATTTTCTGTCGCTGCGTTTGGCTCACTGTTCTGGTTCGACGAATGGTGGCAACGAATTCTGAGCGCGGCAATATTCCTGTTACTGGTGTTTGTCACTATTGCTTTGTGTAGCCTTGTAAGAGGTGACCGATAGCGGATGGATCAATCAAAAGCCAGCGGTTGGATTTTAACTAATGGTTAAGTGATGATGACTTCCTATCGTTAAGTAATAAAATCAATGAACTGGCTAAAATCCTTTCTTGTGAAGTTCGTTAAATTTGTTGGCCGACAAACTGCTGACTTGGCTGAGTCCATAGTCATTGGCCTGTTCTCTATAGCGGCATTTGTTGCCTTGTTCTGGTTTGATGAGTGGTGGAAATCTATCGCTGCGGCTGTCGCGATCTTCTTTGCCGGCTTCCTGGTAAGTCTGGCTATAGGCTGGTTAAGAGGGTAAAGATAGCTGAGAGTGTTGGCATACTGCCGCCATTTTACCGCCACTGTGAGCAAGAAATAAAAAAGCCACTTCGAGAAAAGTGGCTTTTTTATATGATTTTAAAGCAAAAATTTGGTGGCCCCTGTTGGGTTTGAACCAACGACCAAGCGATTATGAGAACCATTCAGGTCAACCTAAAAACAATAACTTAGTTAAATAACAATAGGTTGCGTGGGCAATAGAGGGCAATACAGGGCAATACTCCTAACTTCATGCGACACTTTTGCGACATTTTGTCAGAGGGTTAAGCCTAATGGCATCTTCAAAATGATTGGGTGCAAAATGGGCATATCGCATGGTCATTTTAATGTCGGTATGACCGAGTATTCTTTGTAAAACGAGAATGTTCCCTCCATTCATCATGAAGTGGCTCGCAAAGGTATGCCGCAAAACGTGGGTCATCTGACCATCTGGCAACACAATGCCAGCACGCTCAATCGCGGAACGAAAAGCGTAATAGCATGAGGAAAAAAGGGCTCCATTTCGTTTAGGTAGTTCGTCAGCGAGTAAAGGATCAATCGGTATTGTTCGGTTTTTCTTCCCTTTGGTTTTAACAAAGGTGATTTTATTTCCCGAAATCTGAGATCTTTTCAGGCTTTCAGCTTCACTCCATCTTGCTCCTGTAACCAAACAGAGTTTGGCAACCATTTCCAGATCCTTAGCTGAGCTGTTGCGGCATTCATGCAAAAGCAAGTCGATCTGTTCGTTTGTTAGGTAGGCCATTTCGCTTTCATCAATACGAAACTGGCGGACATTTTCAAGCGGATTTGGTTGTACCCATTCACCTAGTCTTCGAAGTTCGTTAAACACTGCGAGAAAATACGCTAGCTCGAGGTTTAAGGTGCGGGGCGAAACTTTTGCTACTCGTTTCGTCCGAGCAAAATGACCGCCTAGGCGTTTAGCTCGATAGGCTGTAAATAGCTGCGCAGTAAATTCTGTGGCGAGAGGGGAACCCATGCACTCGGCAGCCCATAGCATCGCACTTCTACGTTTTTCACCATCACTCAAGGTGATGCCATGGCGACTAAACCATAGTTCAACCAATTCTGTCAGCCGACGTTTTTCTTTTCCTTCCCCTAGCCAAGGGGCGGACTCAATTTGATCGAGAGTGTAATTTTCAAACGCCAGTGCTTCGCCCTTAGTAGCGAATTTTTTACGGACGCGCTTACCCTCATTGCCGTTGCTACGATCAACGGTATAGAAGTCTGCTATCCAGCGCCCATCGGGCAACTTCCTTACTGGCATTGCTTACTCCACCGTCAGCACAATGCGTCCAAGCACAGTGATGTCATCAATATCACAATCAAACGCGGCTCCATGACCACTAATGCGCACTTTCTTAACCGGTATGCGTGTGAGTGTGCGTATGCCTACTTTTCCTTCTATTTCTACTAACCATAAGCCGTCATTTACTTCACTGAAATGCTTATCAACGATGTACTGAGTTCGGTCATCAACTATGCACATTGGTATTGTTGGTTGGTTGTGGATGTCCAAGAACATTCCGGCATCAAACAAAATAGAACCGAAGTCATGTAGTTGTCCGTTAACTAGCTTTTGTCTAGTCAGGTTCAACGCGCTAGTTTCGCCGTTTTCAAATTTCTTACCTTTGCCAGTAGTAATCCATTCGAGTGTCACTCCTGTTTCTAACATGCAGCGAACAACTATATCTGCTGGAAAAATATCCCGTTTGTAACGCATGGCCATGCTACTTGAAGCTATGCCGAGATGATCGGCCAGCTGTACTTTCATTTTGAATCCGTAGGCTTCCAGAACTCTGTCGAGCACTTCCGAACCACCTTTAGTGAAGTCTATCCGCATCATGGAGTGAACTTTTCCTTGCATTTAGCTTTTTGTGAACTTAAAGTTCGCGTCATAGCTTTTGGTGAGTATTGCCCTATATTGCCGTGTATTGCCGTACACGGTTTAACAAGCGGAGTTTGCCTTATGAGACCTAACATTACAATTATCATCCCTGAACCCTACATACCGTTGGATGAGTATTGCCGCCGTACCGGGACCAACAGAGAAACAGCTAAGAACCTGATTGAATACGGTAAATTGCCTATCAAACCAAAGGGCAAGCAGAAGAACGGTCTGATTGAAGTAAACATGGCAGCTTTGACCGTGTGGGCCTTGAGTGAATGTAACGTTTCTCTTCAGGGTTAATCTATCTTACCGATTAGAGTAGAGCTAAGCATGTTTAATTACGCCGTTTCTAAACATCCGCACTTCGATGAGGCATGCCGCCAGTTCCCTGCGCGCCATAATGTGACTGCACTCGCTAAGCAACTCGGCATGAACGCCCAGACGCTGCGCAATAAGCTGAGTCCGGGCCAGCCTCACCAGCTCACCTGCGCTGAATTGCTAGCTGTCACCGACGCTACGGAAGATTCAATTCTGCTTGATGCTTTGCTAGCGCAGATTAACTGCATGCCTTCCGTGCCAGTCAATGAAGCCAGCGCGGGAAACATCCCAACATATGCACTGCAGGCGACGGCCGCCGTCGGCAGTATCGCCGCCGCCGCCGTTCAAGGCGATCACAAAACCCCTGTTCGCAAAAGCGCACTGCTTGAAAGCGTCAACACGGCGATCCGCCATTTGTCGCTGATCGGCTTGACCGTTCAGAACCGCATACAATCAACCCCGGCTCTGGCCTCCACCGTTGACGTGATCAGCGGGCTGAGCGCTGTTGCTGGCTTAAGCTGAGGTGAGCACCGTGGTTATTTCTATCGCTCCACTGCTGAAACAACAAAGCCCATCGCGGCATTTTGAACACGGTTTTATTGAACTGCCGGACGGAAAGCGCTGGCGCCCATGTCACGATCAGGCGGCCTTACTGCGTGGCCTGTCAACGGCTAAGCCTGTTTCACCGCTGCGCCGTTTGTTTTGCCGTTAATTGGGGCTGTCATGTTGTTGGCTACTGAAACACAAAAAGCGATCGGTATTAAGCGCATTTCACAGATTAAGCGTGAGCTGTTCCCGCATAAGCGGAATCAGGCGCAAGAGGCTTTTGATAAGTCGCCGGAACATATCCGCAGAACTGTTTGTTTTCATGCCGGGCTGAAAGAGCGGCATATAAAAATGAAGTTTGCAGAAATGAGTTATTCAGAGCGTAAACAAATTGTGTGGGCGCTGAATGACCTGATTGATTTATCAAAAACCTTGCCGCGATTTATCAGTGATGATGATTGCGAATTAAACGTTAATTAACCGCATTGCGTAATTCTGGCGTTAATCCGCCGGGCATCGCTTTGTCTGAAATAAGGAATTTACTATGAAAGAATCTTCGCTTATTACTCCAACTTTAACCAGCTCGGCAAATAACGCCTTTCAGCGTGGTGTTGTCGCTGGTACTTGCCGCGCGGTTTCTGCCTTAACAAATGAGTTTCAAGATTTGTTAGATAGCGCGCGTATTGATGAACGTAAAAACCAATCTCAGGTAGCGGCTGCGCGTTTGGTTCGGCTGGCGGCCCACATCACCCAAGAGGGGTTAACAGCGGTCGAGGCTGTGGAGCTGTTGCGCCAAGAGGCTGAAGCCATTGAGCATCAAGCGCAGGAGCTGCACTAATGACTAACGTCGTTGAAGTTAATGGCACTTTCGCCATTATTAAAGTTGAAGCGCGAGACTCTAGCGCGGAAGCTTTAATTTTGGCTGACGTAAAAACCGATAAGGAAACTAAAAAGAAATATTATCCAACAAGAGCGGTTTACTCTAATGAGTTAAAGCTGATCTCTGACCTGATTAATTTATCCGTTAATCGAGGCGTATTTCATCAATCAATTACAAATATTAGCGATGTCATTAAAGAGTCGCGCCGTGTCGCGGAATTAGGGCGACAGGCTCTAATTCAACTGAATAAAAAATCGGAGTTGCACTAATGGCCGACTTGATGGACTACGAACAGGAGCGGCAAGCGCTGGTATTGGAGGCGCAGATTACCAATGCTCGCAAATCCTCCGCGCTGCCTTCAGCTTTCGTTTGCGAAGAATGTGACGCTCCGATTCCTGCCGCGCGCCGTGCTGCCGTTCCCGGCGTTGATACCTGCGTAAGCTGTCAGCAGATCCGTGAGACGCAAAATCACCTTTACGCGGGGAAAGCATGACGGAGTTCTCTATTTTGTTCGGCCTGCTGGCGTTGCTGGCAGGTCATTTTATTGCGGCTGATTTGAGTGATTCAGAATTTGCACGCAGACCAGAAAACCAAAATTACGATTAAGGAAATAACATGGAAATTAAAATCGGCTCTGAGTTTGTTATCACCAGCGATAACCTGCAATTCATTCTTAATACAGTGAAGGTGGGGAAAACAGGGAAAAGTGAAGGCCAAGAACGTTACGAGCCTCTTGGCTATTACCCTACGATTAACCAGCTTGTCAACGGCCTTATTCATCACAGCGTCCGCAATTCTAGTGTTAATAGCATTGCATCATTGGGCGCGGAAATAGGTCGCATTGGCAACCTGTGCCAAGAGGCTTTTGCGACATGTGAGGCGGCGAAAGCTCAATGAGCCAAGCGGCTACCGCCTACGCTTACCCATGGAACGAACCGCGCCCGGCTGTTGCCGGGCCGGTAAGACCGCTTACCCGTGAGGAACTCGCTCAGGGGCAAGCTGTTTTAACCAATATTCGCCGCCTGCCGCGCTTCCTCAGCGCCATGTTCCTGACGCGTTACACCAACTTGCTCAAGAGCAAAGGGCTACACGACGCCAATAAATGGCTGGTATTCCAGTTCGATCGCCGCATCTGGCCGCGCCTGCAAACGGTGAGCGCCAAAAATGCGATGAACCTCGCCGCGTCAATGCGGTTTTCTGCTGAAGTTGATAATTACGCAGCTCTGCCCGGCATGGATGACAAAGAGTTACGCCGCCTTGCCGATCGCGTGGCCGGTCAGCTTCTGCAGAATTACGCAGATTACTGCGATGAGTTTGTGGCGGAGAACGGCGGCGACAATGCCGGGCTTTTCGAAGATGCGACCCAATCAGAATTTTATGGCCGCATTGCCAGTATGGCGCGCGCCTTCAACATCATCCCGATGCACTGGCGCAAATACCGCAAGCGCAAACTGGATGCCCGGTCAGCGATTGCCAGCCTGTCACGGTTGGTTGATTCCGAGTGGTGGGAACGCCAGTTAAAGTCCCAGCGCACGCGCTGGCGCGAGGCGTTGCTGATCGCCCTGGGTAATGTGAATCGCGGGGCGTCGTCGTATGCCAGTAAGCAGGCTATTCGGGATGTGAAAGCGCGCCGCCAGTCCAATTTTGATTATCTGAACAGCCGCGAGCTTGAGAACGTCGAAACCGGCGAACGCTTCAGCCTCATCGACAAGGTGATGGCAAGCATCTCTAACCCGGAAATCCGTCGTATGGAGTTAATGGCGATGATCGCCGGTGTTGAGCAGGCCGCCGCTATCCGTGGCGATAAAGGGATGTTTATCACCATCACCACCCCATCCAAATATCACCCGACGCGCGCCGTCGGCAAGAACAGCCCGAAGGTGCATTTTAATCACAAATGGGATGAAGAGGCGTACACACCAAAAGACGGCCAGCGCTATCTTGTGAAGCTGTTTAGCAAGATCCGCACAGCGTTTAAAGATGCGGGCCTGCAGGTCTACGGCGTGCGCGTTGTCGAACCGCACCATGATGCGACGCCGCACTGGCATATGATGCTGTTTACCTCCAAAGAGCAGCGCCAGCAAGTGATCGACATCATGCGCCGTTATGCCATGGCTGAAGATGGGGACGAGCGCGGCGCCGCCAAAAACCGGTTTGACTGCAAGCACATGAACAAAGGCGGTGCGGCGGGCTATATCGCCAAATACATTGCAAAAAACATCGACGGCTACGCGCTGGATGGCGAACGCGATCATGAAACCGGCGAGCTGTTGACTGATACGGCGGCCGCCGTCACCGCGTGGGCGTCAACATGGCGTATCCCTCAATTCCACTTTATCGGCCTGCCGTCGCGCGGCGCATGGCGTGAGTGCCGCAAGATCCGCTCTGTCAGTCTGGCCGATGAGTTTGACGAAACCGTTGAGGCTGTGCGCGCTGCTGCTGATGCCGGTGACTTTGCCGCTTACATTCTGGCCCAGGGCGGCCCTAACGTTGCCCGCGACGATCAGACTGTGCGTGTAGCCCGCCGGGTTGCCGACGAGCGCAACGCCTATGACGAAGAAGTGCAGAAAATTGCGGGGATTTTTGCCCCGCATATCGGCGCCGATCGCGTTTATGAAACCCGCACCACGCAATGGCGTATCGTCGCTAAAGCTGTTGCCGTTGAGCCTTTGACTTTGAAAAGCGCCTCCGGCGCGCCTCGGAGTCCTGTCAATAACTGTGGGTTGGTCGGTAGCGGTGGCGCCGAGAATACGCAGGATGGCGGGTCTGTAGAGGCCGTAGCGGTGATGGAACACCATCCCGACACCTCAATTGACTGGGATGACATGACCGTTGCACGGTCTGTTATGACGCGTTTACGGGCAAATGCTCCGCAGATAAACAGGCAACAGAGAAGCATTGACCCATATAGCCGGCCAGAGCCAGCTCCTTCAGCAAGATTAACCGCTGTTGAACGCGATCGCGTTCCCAGAATTTACTCAGAGCTGGCTCTACACGGCATCGAGCCAACACGCTCGGAATCGGAAGCACTGGCACGCGGCGCTAAAGTCAAATTTGGTGATATTTCAATGCACTATCCTGCGGTTAGCGATTGGGCTGGCTTCCAATAATTTCTTGCGAAATTAAATCTGATAGGCATATACTGTATATGCATACAGTAATTAAGCATCGGAGGGAAAGGGTGCAAGCAGTGGATGAAGTGGTTGTTTTAGAAAGAATTGAACTCATCGCCCGTCTGGGGGTTTGCTATGAGAGTCAGCCGAAGGATAAAGACATAGTTCTTGTATGGATTTCAGAATTAGCGAGTCAGGTCAAAGATGAAGCTATCGAGAACGCAAATACAACGCACTCGTTCGTATAATTAAATTTATAAATTCATACTTTTTTTGTATGCTGCCCCTTAGATGGATGAGATGTTAAGCCTAGGGGCTATTGGCACGCGACATTCTTACGAAGTTCGATAGAGCTAAATTGGTGGATGTTGTTAAAATACATAGAGTTATAAACGGTAGGATAGAGTGATGAATGCCCAACAATTTGATTTCCTCACTGATAGTGAGTTGACATTATTAGAGCGGTATCAAACCTGTAAGGCTATGGCGCGTGGTTATGCCGGGAGTTATAAATCGGATAAAGACCGACTTGCTCACGCTCGTTCGTATTGTGCTCATGTTATAGGTGCATATTGGGATTCATTGGCTAAAGCGCAGGAAAGTACAATAAAAATTAAATCAGTACCGCACACAGTATTTTTGGCCGAGATATCTTGTGATGCTCTCGAATTGGCTAAAATGACTGGTGATTTAATAGCTACTTTTCCTGTTGAAGATGCCGGGTATCTGATTGGCTCTATTTATACAGTGATGTTGCCTTCGTCTTACCGCTCAGAGATTGGCGCATATTATACCCCCCCACCCTTAGTTGCACGGTTATTAGATTTGGCGGAGAGTACAGGGGTTGATTTTTCTACAAGCACAGCCATTGACCCAGCATGTGGAGGAGGTGCATTTTTAGCGCCGGTCGCATTAAGAATGCTACAGAAGGAAAAGGGTTCTTCGCCAGAATGGATATTAAGACGTTTAGTTAAACGATTGAAGGGTATTGAAATAGATCCTTTTGCGGCATGGATGACCCTAGCCCTTCTTGAGGCCGCATTAATGCCTCTATGTATCGCAGCTAAAAGAAGATTGCCTGATAATGTTATCATTGTCGGTGATGCATTACAGCAAAGCGATGTGGGTCATTTTGACCTTGTTATCGGTAATCCTCCCTATGGTAGAGTTACCCTTAATTCTGAATTGAGGGGTAAATATTCTCGCTCACTTTACGGGCATGCTAATCTTTATGGTCTTTTTACTGATTTGGCTATTCGATTAGCAAAACCGGAAAGTGGTATTGTTGCGTATCTGACACCAACATCATTTCTTGGTGGACAGTATTTTATGGCGCTGCGAAAACTATTAACAGAAGAAGCTACTCCATTTGCATTTGATTTTATCTCTGATCGCGAGGGAGTTTTTGATGATGTACTTCAGGAAACCCTGCTCACGACATTTAGATTAGGCAAGCATGAGGAACCGTCTAAAGTATCGTCATTGATACCTAAAGGCCTCAATGATGCTAAAGTTGAAAAGATCGGCCATGTGAAAATAGAACATGGCGGGAGTGCATGGTTACTTCCTAGAAATGCAGAAGATGCAGAATTTTTGAACGCAATCAAGCTTATGCCTAATCGGCTATCCGACTTTGGTTATAATGTATCCACAGGGCAATTGGTGTGGAATAGATTCAAGTCACAACTGCGTACTGTTCCAACGAAGAAAAGCTATCCTCTTATTTGGGCAGAGTCTATTACAAATTCTGGATTCAATTTTAGCTCTGACCGCCGGAATCACGTTCCGTTTATTGATATTCATCCAGATCAATCTCATCTGCTTACATCTACTGAGTGCGTCCTTGTTCAAAGAACAACGTCAAAAGAACAGAGTCGGCGGCTTCTAGCTGCGGTGTTGCCTCAAGCATTTCTTGATAAAAACCAGGCTGTTGTAGTTGAAAATCATATCAACATGATTTATCCAAATGAGCTTTTTGCTCAAATAAAACCTGAAACGGTTGCTGCGATACTTAACTCAAAAATCGTTGATCGTGCCTTTCGCTGTATCAGTGGAAGTGTAGCTGTCTCAGCATATGAATTAAATTCCATACCACTACCAAGTGTTGATGAGCTTTTAAAACTTGAGAAGCTGGTTTTGTCTGGTTCTTCTAGCGAAAAAATTGAAAAGACGTTGTCTAAATTCTATGGAGTGAATTTGAAATGAGCTTACCAAAAGTTCCAAAATTAGAAGTTATAATGGAGAGGCTTCCGCTCATTTTTCCTGAAGGCACAGAAAATAGGAACTATGTCATCCGTGAAATAGCTGCTAAAACGTTATATGTTATGTTTTATGCTGGTGCTGTTGCAGGTAGTGACCGGTGGATAAGACCTAGCCAAGTTACGGATATGGGTGTCGAACAATCTGAACTCCTCGATGATATAAGTCGTGAGGAGTGGGTAATAAAAACACTTTCTAGTAAAAAAGAACGTCCAATAGACGCTTGGTATGCCCCTAATTCTCGAGAGCCGATCAGAGATGAAACAATACGCTCTGGTTTTATACCATGTGGTGCTGTTGTTGAACGTAGTGGTCTTCCAACGACATCATCTAAGCCTAAATATTGTCTCGAATCATCTTTTACAACATTGTTTGATGAAGCGTTAGTCGGCGCTGAATTAGATTCTGCTATCACTAAATGGCAAGATACACATTTAAATAAAGCTGCTTTATCTAGGTTGCGATTGATGAAGTCAGGAGTAGCAATTGCAGAGGATGCTGTAGTTGTAACATTTCCGAATGGTGAAAAAAGAACATTGGCTCCTGGGCCTTCAAGTGTCATTGCGAAAGCTGTAATTGAAGTCTTTGCACCAAAATTTCTTAAAGCTCCAGCAATTCTTTGGTTATCAGAGTCCGGTAATAAAGTAGTTGCACGAGATGAAGACTTAGCACAGGCCTTGGGGTTAAAAATTGACGCATCAAAGGCTTTGCCTGACATTATCCTAATTGATTTAGGAAATGATAGTAGTGGTGCTGACATGCTGGTTGTTTTTACAGAAGTAGTGGCGACAGATGGCCCAATAAACAGGGAAAGGAAAGTTACATTAACCAGATTGGCTTTGGAGGCGGGTTTTAGTGAGAGTCATTTGGCCTTTCTTACTGCGTTCATGGATCGTGGTAAGGCTCCATTCAAAAAAGCAATCTCTGAACTAGCTTGGGGCTCGTATGCATGGTTTGCTTCAGAACCTGAGCATTTGGTCGATCTTAGAGATGGGCAGCCAGTTAAATTATCAGACAGAAATTAGTAAATACTACTAGTCGCTACAGTGCATGCATTAGGTGCATGAAATTGCATGATGATCCAGTGTGATTTTTATCCCCGCAGCGCCAGCACTGGCGCGGATCGCGCTGGATCATGCAACTGCATTAAAAGCGACACATAAAGCGCGCAGGCGAGGCGGGGATAGCATTGCGCGCAAGCCGTGTTGACCCCCTCCCAAAAGAGCCGCCAGCGTCCCGTCACGGCGATTTATCGCAATACTTGTATGAGAATGGGGTTTGATGTCGTGGCGCCATGATGGCGCTCTCAGGCGCTTACAGCGCACTGCATAATATTGCCAGTCAGTGACACCAAAAAACGACACCATAATATTCTTGCAGTGGTGTCATAAAGTGATACTATAAACCCCATGAACAAACGACACCAAAAAACGCTGTCAGATGTGTTTGCCCGGCCTGTCAACGGTTCTATAAAGTGGTCTGATATTGAGGCGCTTTTTACCGCATTAGGGGCGGAGATTCACGAAAGGGAAGGTTCTAGGATCGCGGTGCTATTGAAAGGTGAAAAAAGAGTCTTTCACCGGCCACACCCCAGACCTACCACTGACAAGGGGGCGGTTAACTCCATTCGGATCTGGTTGGATAGCTTAGGAATAAAACCATGATGAATAACACACTGAAAATTGACGGCCATACGGCCGTCATCAACTTCGACCCTGAAATTGAAATGTTCCGGGGCGAGTTTGTCGGGCTGAATGGCGGCGCCGACTTCTACGCCTACAGCGTGGACGAGCTGAAGAAAGAAGGCGCGATCTCACTCGCGGTCTTTCTCGATGAGTGCCATAAAGACGGCATCGAGCCTTACAAGTCGTACAGCGGCAAAGTAACCACCCGCCTGTCGCCGGAACGCCATCAGGCGTTAGCCATTGCCGCACAGGCTACCGGGCAGTCGATTAATGAACTGCTCAATGAAGGTGTTGATCTGGTTATCGAAAAGCATTCCTGATCCAGCGCCAACAAAAAAGCCGCCAATCACTGGCGGCTTTCTGCTTATTCGGTCGGCAACTCATACGGCGCGAATCTAATCACCTCTTCCCCGATCCAGTCGTTCACCTCCTTCATGCGCTCTTGCAGCGGTGTTAGCTCGTTGCGTACAAACACCTGAGCGGCTTTTTTCACGTCCCCGAAGCCGCCGGTATTGTTCGGGATAATCCCCATCATCTGCGGCGGTACGCGGTGCGCACTTAGCAAATCGTCGCGGCTGGCATTCTTAATGTTGAAAAAATCGTCCTTGGTGGCGACCTCGGATAGCGGCAAAATCTTAATGCCGTCCGGCTTGCCGTTCGGGGCGTACATAAACAAATTGCGGAAGTTCCCTAAGCCCTTGGTGTCACGCATGGCTTGGCGCATTCTGTCAACATCGCTTGTACTTTGCGCGGCGTCGGTCATATACAGGATGTAACCGGCGTGTGCCCCGTTCTGGTAATACTTACGGCGGAATAGCGTCGCCGCCTCGTTCAGCCAGGCGGAGTTAAGCGCGCTGAGGTACTCAGGCAGGCCGTACAGTTCCTGATTTATGTCCGGCTCAATCAGGTGAAAAACGCTGTCGGTCTTGAAGCGGTGCGCCTCTTTCCAGTCCTGCACAAACCAGTAAGCGCCGCGTTCCACGCCGCGCCGCGTGTATTTGGCCGGGGAGGATTTCAGTTGCAGCGGTGCACCGAGCCGGTTTTGACGTTCTTCTAAATAGGCGTTGCCGAACACCAGATAATCCAGCGCATAGCGGCTAAATTCCTGCTGACTTAACAGCCGGTGTGGGATGAATGTAGACGCCAAAATGTTGCGCTTAACGTACATCGGCGAGCTGTGATGCACGGCGGCGCGCACGCTGCGCGCCAGCCCATCGAAGCTGATCGGCGGCTCGTACCACTTGCCATTGGTCGTGCACTCGATGTAATCCAGAATTTCCCGCTTATCCAGCACAGCAGACGGCTCGCCAAAGGTAAAAGCCTCAAAATCCTGCTTCTGCTCTGCTGTCGGGGCTTGCGGTGGGGTGGTAAATGCCTTGCGGCCTTTGCGCTTGCTCATCAGTAAAACTCCAAAATGTTCGGGCTGCTGTGGCCGCTGCCTGCGGTCAGCGGTTCGTTTAGAAGGGCGTGCATGATCGCCCACGCGACATCGGCATGGCTGGCTTCTTCGCTGCGGCTGGCGGTGTAGGTGGAGCGCGCACCGCTGGCGGTCATGGTTTTGCGGATCGCCATAAAGGCGGCGGTGATGTCGGTGTGGCTGGTGTCGTACTCCAGACAGCCGCGCCCGATGGTGTCTTTTGCCTTCAGCACCATGGCGGTTTTGATTTCCGGGGTGTATTTGATTTCCCGCGCGGCCGGGAAGAACTCGCGCACCAGCTGGAAAACACCTTGGCCGACGGTGGTCGCATCGATACCGATGTACTCCACGCAGTATTTTTCGGTAAGGTCTTTAATCTTCTGGGCCTGAGCGGCAAAGTTCATGCCCTGCCACTGGTGGCGCTCGAGCACGCGGAACTTGCCCCCGGCCACCATTGGCGGCGCGATCACTGCGCACCCGGCGCTGTCGCCGCCGTTGGCTTCCGATGGGTCGTAGCCGATCCACACCGGGCGATAACCGAACGGCCGCACGGCGTATGGGTTGAAGTCCTCCCACTCTTCCAGCGTATCGACCATGCAGCCTTGCAGCTCGGCGAACGGGAATACCGACGCAGTATCGTCCACAAATTCACACATCAGCAGGTTCTGATACTCTGCCGGGCTGTATTCGAGCGACAGCTGATCGAGGTCAAACAGGTTACAGCCGCCGGTCAGCGCATCCTCAACCGTGACAATCTGGCGCCATTGCCCATCACCGCACAGCACGCCTTTTGACAGGTGGCTGTGGCTGAGGTCGAGCTGAACGTGATCGGTTTTACTGCGGCGGCCTTTGTTAAAGAGTTCCCCCGACCAGAACGGATAAGCGGAGTGCGCCAGACTCGACGGTGTGGAAAAGTAGGTGGTGCGCCACCGCTTGTGCAGCGACATCCCGCTGGCGACTTTCCGCAGCTCCTGGAATTTCGGGATCCAGAAATACTCATCCAGATACAGATTGCCGGTGTAGCTCTGCGCGGTGCGCACGTTGGTGCCGAGGAACATCAGGCGGGCGCCGTTCGGCAGCACCATCGGATCGCCTTTCAGGTCAACCTCGACAAGCCGCGCAAAATCAATGATGTAATTGCGGAATACGTGCGCCTGCGCCTTACTGGCTGACAGGAAAATCTGATTGCGGCCGGTGGTCAGCGCATCGAGTAATGCTTCGCGGGCAAAGAAGAACGTGGCGCCGATCTGGCGCGATTTCAGGATGTTGCGGATACGGTGTTGCAGCCCGGCGCGATACCATCCCATCTGATACTCGAAGGTGGTTTCTGCGAAGATGCTTTGCAGCTTCTCCACGGCGGCCTCGCTGAACACGTTGCGCTCGGCGGGCTTGCGCTCGCCTTTGTTGCGGTTGGCGACGTTCGGGTTTAAGTCCGCCTCGTTGCCGGTCGCCGAATAGCGATTGACCCGCGCCAGCCGTTCAATCTGGCGGCCTAACAGGTCGATTTCTTTGAAGTCTTTCCCCTCCTTGACGTCTTTCATGATGAGCTGAATCAACCGCGCTTCCATGCTTTGCTCCACGCGGGAAATGGGCGCGATGTCGTCCCATTTATCGCGCAGTTTCCAGCTCTGCACGGTCGGCCCCTTGAGGTTCAGCGTTTCCGCAATTTGGCGCACAGAGAAGCCCTGCCAGTAGAGCAAGGCAGCTTGGCGGCGCGGATCGCTGATGATGGTTGTTGCCTGTGTCGTATTCATGCCGCCAAGGCTACGAAAGCGCCGGGCGACTCGCATTAAGCCCTTGTTGTGCCTCAGATCTTCCAACCGCAACGCGTTGAGACGCGGCGCCATTCCCCCGAAACTAGCCCCGAACCCAATCACCACAACCGGAGCCGTTTACATGGCAAAGAAAGTTACTAAGTTTTTCCGCATCGGCGTTGAAGGCGACACCGTTGACGGCCGCGAGATCGGTGCTGCGGATATTCAGCAGATGGCCGCGACCTACAGCCCGAAGGTGTACGGCGCCCGCATCAACATGGAGCACATCAAGGGGATTTTGCCGGATGGCTATTTTCGTCGTTACGGCGGCGTGGTTGAGCTGAAGGCCGAAAAAATCGACGAGCCGGACGAACCGCTGTTGCACGGCAAGTGGGCGCTGTATGCCAGTCTGGCCCCGACCGCCGATCTGGTGTCGATGGTCGGCGCGGGGCAAAAGGTGTTTACCTCGATGGAGATCCGCCGCGATTTCGCCAAGAGCGGCAAGTCTTATCTGGTCGGGCTGGCCGTCACCGATGATCCGGCCAGCCTCGGCACTGACATGCTGGAGTTCAGTCGCCGCCACGAGAACGTCGAGTTCTCCGCGCCGCTGGAAGTCCATTTCGATTTTGAGCCGGTCGCTGACCCGGAAGCCTCATTCTCTGCCCGCATCAAAGCGATGTTTAGCCGCAAGCAGACTACCGACGATGTGCGCTTTGGCGAGATGGAAGGCGCCGTGATGACCGTGGCCGAGCAGTTACAGGAAGCGGACACCCGCTTTACCGAGACGTTAGCCGTATTGAGTGAGCAGGTTGCCGACCTCAAGCAACAGGTAAAAACCGGCAGCGATGCGTTCAGCGCGCTGCAAGCCCAGCTTTCCACCTCGGAAGATTTCAGCCAGCAGGCCCGCCCGGAGGCCACCGGCGGCAACAGCGCGCAAGACGTGCTGACCGACTGCTAAGGCAGCCACACCCGATAAAACCGAACAAAAACAGGAAGAAAAATGCGCAAGCAAACTCGTTTTAAATTTAATGCTTTTCTGTCTCGCCTCGCCGAACTGAATGGCGTAGCAACCGGCGATCTGGATAAAAAATTCAGCGTTGAGCCGTCCGTCACGCAAACCATCATGACCCGCGTACAGGATTCCTCAACGTTCCTGACCCGCATCAATATCGTGCCGGTTAAGGAAATGAAGGGAGAGAAAGTCGGTTTAGGTGTGAGCGGCTCCATCGCCAGCACCACCGACACCGCCGGCGGCGATGAACGCGAAACGGCCGACTTTGCCTCGCTGGATGCAGAAGGCTATTTCTGCCAGCAGGTGAATTACGATTTCCACATCCGCTACAACACCCTTGACCTGTGGGCCCGTTATCAGGATTTCCAGACCCGTTTACGCGATGCAATTGTTGAACGTCAGGCGCTTGACCGCATCATGATCGGCTTTAACGGTACGCACCGCGCCAAAACCTCCAACCGCGTTAAATTCCCGCTGTTGCAAGACATCGGGCCGGGCTGGTTGCAGAAGTACCGCGAGAATGCGCCGAGCCGCGTGATGAATAAAGTCGTGGCGGAGGACGGCAGCGTGGTGTCTGAAAAAGTCCGCGTGGGCGCCGGTGGCGATTACGCCAACCTCGACGCGCTGGTGATGGATGCCACCAATACCCTGATTGCACCGTGGTATCAGGAAGACCCGGAACTGGTGGTGATCTGCGGTCGCCAGCTGCTGGCCGACAAGTATTTCCCGCTCGTCAATCAGGAACAACCCAACACCGAAGCGATGGCCGCCGATCTGATTATCAGCCAGAAGCGCATCGGCAATCTGCCCGCCGTGCGTGTGCCGTACTTCCCGGCGGATGCGCTGCTGATTACGCGCATGGATAACCTGTCGATCTACTGGCAGGAGGACACGCACCGACGCCATATGGTGGAAAACTCGAAGCGTGACCGCATCGAAAACTATGAATCCATCAATGAGGATTATGTGGTGGAGGATTACGCCTGCGGCTGTCTGGTGGAGAACATTAAGCTGTTACCGACGGAGCCAAAAAAAGATGAAATCGCCGAGCTGGCCGAGGCCATTGTTAAGGCGGTCAAAGTAGCCGCCGCACCAGCGGAGCCTGCCGCTGATACCGAGGTGAAAGCCCCGGAGGAAGCACCGGCAGACGACAAAGCGAAAGGCGGTAAATAACCATGACCAGCCCTGCCCGCCGTCATCTTATGCGCCAGTCAGCGGTCGAGGCCGCGCAGCGGGAGAATGACCCGCTGCGCTACGCCAACGGCTATGAACGGATGATGCTTAAACTCAATGAAGATAAGCGAAAGCTCAAACAGGTGCGCTCACAAGAGCGTAAGGCCGAACTCAAGCGCCAACTGCTGCCGGACTATGCCCCCTGGGTTGCCGGAGTGCTGGCCGAAGGTCGCGGCGCGCAGGACGCCATTCTGATGACGGTCATGATCTGGCGTCTTGATGCCGGGGACATTCCCGGCGCGCTGGACATCGCCCGCTATGCGCTGCGTTACCAGTTGGCGCCGCCGGGCAATTTCGCGCGCTCCACGCCATACCTCATCGCAGAAGACGTCGCCGAGTCTGCCACCCGCGCCTTTGAGGCCGGGGAGCCGGTCAACATTGACCACCTCACGCAGACGATGGAACTCACCGACGCAGAAGACATGCCCGACCAAGTGCGCGCCAAGTTGCACAAAATCACCGGGTACGTCTTGCGCGCGGCGGGCAGGGCTGAACTGGCATTGAACCACCTTAAGCGTGCGCTGCAGTTGCATAACGGCTGCGGCGTGAAAAAAGACATTGAACGGCTGGAGCGGGCAATACGCACCGCCGCCAGCCGCTGACAGAACGCGCCCCGCGCCGGGCGGCACGACGGCCGCGACAGGTTTCACCTCGTCAACGCCGTCGTCCACCGCCCCCTAACTTTCTGAGGTCATATGAGCACCGTTGTGATTAAGCGGCCACGCCCGGACGCGCCAGCACCGCGTCCGGAGGATGAGCCGATCGTTAAAAACGTCTTTTTCTGGCCGGACATTGACCCGGCGGACGTGCGCGACGTGATGCGCATTGAAGGCACAATCACCGCCCCGCGCCTGCGGCTGGCAATTAAAAGCGCGATCGCGGAGGTGAACGCCGAATTATTCACCTTCCGCCGCGACCAGATGGCCGACGGCTATCAGCGGCTTGAGGATGTGCCGGGCGAACAGCTCGACGGCGAAAGCGTGCGGGTGAGCGAATACCGCAATGCCGTTAGCGCGATGACCATGGCGACGCTCTCGGAGCAATACCGCAGTTTCGACACCACCGCCACCGGCGGCCGCAAGGCTGATGTGGTCGAAGCCTCGATCGGCGAGCTGTGGCGCAACGCCCGCAACGCGATCAGTAACGTGGCCGAGCGTAGCCACTGCATCATCGGGCTGCTCTGATGAGAGTCTACGCCCTGCAGGGCGACACCGTTGACGCGATTTGCTGGCGCTACTACGGGCGCACGCAGGGCGTGGTTGAGCAGGTCTATTCGCTAAATGAAGGGCTGGCCGCTGCCGGGGCTATTTTGCCCCACGGCCACCCGGTCGAGCTGCCGGACGTGACCGCCGCGCCGCAGCGTGAAACCGTCAATTTATGGGATTAGCAATGGAGAAAATTACGTCGTGGGTGGCCTATACCGTAGCGGCCTTTCTCGCTTGGATTGGCCGATACAGTCCGCAGGACATCGCCTTTATGGTCGGCGCCGCCGTTGGCGTTGGGACGTTCCTCGTTAACTGGTACTACCGCCGCAAAAGCTACCAGCTGTTGAACAAGTTGGGCGTTAGCCGGAGGGTTTACGATGAACTCAATCGCTAAACGCTGCAGTGTGGCCGCCGTGCTGGCGTTGGCGGTGCTGTTGCCGCAATTCAGCGCGCTGCAGATCTCTGAGGCCGGGTTGCGCCTGCTGGCTGATTTCGAGGGCTGTCGTTTATCGCCGTACCAATGCCAAGCGGGCGTCTGGACAAACGGCATCGGCCACACGGCCGGGGTTAAGCCCAGTGCGGTTATCAGCGAGCGCCAAGCCGCCGTTAACCTCGTGGCCGACGTGTATCGTGTGGAGCGCGGCATAAGCCGATGTATGCCTGTCACGATGCCGCCGCCGGTTTATGACGCTGTAGTCAGCTTTGCCTTTAACGTTGGCGTCACGGCCGCCTGTGGCTCTACGCTGGCCGGTTTCATCAAGCGGCAGGACTGGCGCAACGCCTGCCAGCAGTTGCCGCGCTGGGTGTTCGTCAACGGCGTCAAATCGCCGGGGCTGGAACGGCGCCGGGCGGCGGAGCTGGCCCACTGCCTGATCGGGGCCACGCCATGAGCCGCGCGATCGGGTGGTTTCTGGTGCTGGCGCTGGTCGTCGCCGGTTGGATGAAATGGCAGGTTGTCACGTTGGGGGAACGGCTGGAAAGCGCCCGGCAGGAGAACGGCCGGATAGCGGCGGCGCTGACCGATACCCGCGCGGCGATCGACACGCTGCAGGCGGCGGCAGGTGTGCTGGCGCTAGAAGAGGAAAAGTTAAGGGGCGATCTCACCGCCGCGCACCGGCTGGCACTGACGCGCGAGCAGAAAATACAGAGGCTACTCAATGAAAATCAGCAATTACGCGATTGGTTTAACACTGCTTTGCCTGCTGACGTTGCCCGGCTGCACCAGCGCCCCGGCTTCACCGGCGCCGCGGATTATCTACGTTGGCTGTCCGAAAGTGAGTCCGTGCCAAATCCCGACCAGCCGCCCGGCGACTAACGGCGATCTGAGCGCCGATATTCGCCAGCTTGAAAACGCCTTGGCGGCCTGCGCGGTGCAGGTCGAAACGATAAAACACTGTCAGGAACAACACGATGTTAAAACCGCAACAGCTCCGCGCTGAGCTGACCAACTGCCTACCGTGGCTACAGCGCAACCCTGAAAACCTGCAAGTTCGGGTAGAGCGCGGCAATGTGGCCGCCACGCTTGCCGTCTCGCTGTCCCATGAGTACCGCTATACGCTGAACCTGCTGTTTTTGGACTATACCGGCGATCTGGATTTAATCATGGTGCCGGTTCAGGCATGGCTACGGGAAAACCAGCCGGATATCATGGCAACGGAGGAAAAGCGCCGCACCGGGATCACCTTTGCGAGCGACTTTAACAACAACGGCTCTTACGATTTCAGCGTGTCGCTGCAGCTGACCGAACGTGTTTTGGTGAAAGATCAAGGCGATGGCGCGTTGCATGTTGAGCACCTACCGGAGCCGCCGTTACCGGAGGACGTGACGCGGCCGATGCAGCTCTTTGTTCACGGCGAATTAGTGAGTGAATGGCATGAGCGAGCTTAACCCCTTTGACACCCGGCTGGCCGGGCTGATTGCCAAGCTGTCGCCGCAGTCGCGTAAGTCGCTGGCCGTTGCCGTGTCAAAGCGACTGCGCGCCGGTCAACAGCAACACATCAAACGCCAGCAGGCGCCGGACGGTACACCTTACGCGCCGCGCAAAACGCGGCTTCGCAGCAAAAAGCGCCTGCGCGATCGGGCGATGTTCTCCAAGCTGCGCACGGCCCGCTATCTGAAAGCCCAGGGCAACAGCGATGCGGCCGTGGTTGAGTTTGTCGGGCGGGTTCAGCGCATGGTCAATGTGCACCATTACGGCCTGCGCGATCGGCCGACGCCGCACAGCGAGGCAGTAAAATATGAGGCCCGTCCGTTGCTAGGTTTTTCTAAAAATATAGTGGAGGATATTGAAAATGAGGTCGTTTATTTTTTATTCGGTGAATAGTGTGGGCTTAATTATGGTTAGCCAGTGGCGAAGACATGCCGACTGGCTGATAATTTTACTTAGTTGGGATTTGTTTTTTATGTGACCATTTGTTTAAAATGAATTCCAAACGTTCAATTAAATCGTCATAAGTCAGAATGTCAATGAGATTTTTGTATTTTCTCTTAATTATCTCAAAGTCATAAAGCTGTTCTTTTCTTAAGTTGGTCTTCCTACCCATGATGATAAAGCCTCCGGGGTTAGTTATCTTTATCTCAAAATCATCAGGGATTTTACGCTTGAATTGCTGGGTTAATCTTTTTTCACCAACTTCTCCGCTTTTGTTTAGATGGAAAATGTATTTCTCAATTTGCATGACAGTACCACTTAGTTCTCTTAATGGAATGTAATTATCTCTATACCCTCTTTCGGTGACTATGCATTTGTCGAAGGGTTTCTTTATTTCAATGATATCTATATTTCCTGAAGAATCGACTAGGAGGTAATCGATAGATCTGTTTTTTGCGCTGTGAAAATCCTTTACTTTTGCTTCATCGAAGACATATAAGTATTTGGGGTACAGCAAAAGTATGATATCCAAAATCTCAGCCTGCCATTGCTTCTCAGTGTATTTATCTTCATTTTTTAACATTTCTTTTAGTTTTTCTAAAATCTTCTGATATTTGAATTCCTCATAGTCAGCAAGTTGATTGCTAATGCTGTTGTCCTTTAAATCAATTTTTTTGTTAAGATAGTCATGATAACTCTTTTCATGCTGCCCATCTGATTCTATATACGAGGAGATGATTGACTCTACTCTTGCTAGAGCATATCTATTTAGTTCATAAGTGCTAGGGAACTTGTTGATCAGCTTATTGAATTCAACATAAGGTATGCATCCTATTTTGTTTCCTCCAATATAGATATCAGAATTGGTTATTTTTCCTATTTTTTTGAAAATTGATATCAATCTTTCAGCAACAAAAATCTTTCGCGATAAATTTACTTCTTCGTGTATGAATACATCTACATCCAATCCAAGTAACTCGCCATGGAACCTATAGTAATTTTCGATTTTCTCTGCGACGACAAACTCAATAGTGTCTCTATTATCGTCGTCGTCGAATGTTGATGCTAGCTCATTTTTCGAAAGATAGAATGTTTTGGCGATGGTGTAAATGTTGTTTTTTTCAAGCTCGTTATAGACTTGCTCTGCGCTTATCATTTCAGGCGTGTATTCTAATATTATTTTGTTTTCTTCGTTTCTAAATATTATCATTTTCAATCCTTATATTTGTATGGCTTTATTTCATGTTGTGGGGACAATTCCTTTAGGTTTTTATTCGATTTATCTCTAATGCTAAGGGCTATCATTATGGGAGTCACGATAGTTCCTTTATCGAACAAATAAGGTTGTTAACAACACCAAATGACAATTGGTCTCTTGTCAAAGGGATGTGTTTCTGATTTTACTCTCTAGTATAGTAATTAATCAAATAGAGTTCACATAGAATATACGTTGTTTGTTCCATCCTCCAACTCTACAGAGTTGCCGCCGCCCGCGCCGGGCGGCATCCTTCCAGCATGAACAATCAACACGACATTTTGCGCCTGCTGCGCAACCTGATCCGCATCGGCACCGTGAGCACCGTTGACCTTGATAACGGCCTGTGCCGCGTCGAAACCGGCGGCAATCTTACCGACTGGCTCAACTGGCTAACCTGTCGCGCCGGGCGTACTCGCAGCTGGTCGGCGCCCTCGGTCGGTGAGCAGGTGCTGATCTTTGCGCTGGGTGGCGAACTCGATACCGCGTTTGTGCTGTGCGGCATTTTCTCTGACGACTTCCCGGCCCCGTCTGCGTCGGCGGATGCGCTGCATATCGCATTCCCTGATGGCGCGGTTATCGAGTACGAACCGGAAACCGGCGCGCTGAGTGTGTCAGGCATTAAAACCGCTGACGTGCAGGCGTCGGAGTCCATCACCGCCAGCACTAAGGTGGTGATCGTTACGGCTGACAAAATCACGCTCGATGCGCCAGAAGTGGTCTGCACCAACAAACTCACCACCGGCACGCTGGAAGTGCAAAAAGGCGGAGAGATGCGCGGGAACATCGAGCACAGCGGCGGCTCGTTCTCGTCGAATGGCGTCGTTGTTGATTCGCACACACACGGCGGTGTCCAGACCGGCGGCGGGAAAACGGGGAAACCAACATGAACAGCGCCAAATATATCGGCATGAACCGAGGCACCGGCCGCACGCTGACTGACATCGAGCATATTCGCCAGTCCGTGGCGGACATCCTGGTCACGCCGCAGGGTTCGCGCCCGATGCGCCGGGCTTATGGCTCGTTGCTCTCTGAGCTGCTCGACCAGCCGCAGAACGACGCGCTGCGCCTGCAGATTATGGCCGCCTGCTACAGCGCGATTTTGGCGTGGGAGCCGCGCGTCAAGCTGACCGGCATCGCTTTTAATACCACCTATGACGGCAAGATGGTGATCGACATCACCGGCACCCGCACCGATGCCCCCGGCGCGCTGTCGCTGTCTGTTCCTGTGAGCTGAAACCATGGCAACGATTGACCTTTCACAACTGCCCGCGCCGATCGTCGTTGAGGTGCTGGATTATGAAGACATTTTGGCAGAGCGTAAGGCGACGCTGATTTCGCTTTACCCGGAGGAACAGCGGGAGGCCGTCGCGCGCACGCTGGCGCTGGAGTCGGAGCCGATCGTTAAGCTGTTGCAGGAAAACGCATACCGCGAGGTGATTCTACGCCAGCGCGTCAACGATGCCGCGAAAGCGGTGATGCTGGCGTATTCCACCGGCGAAGACCTCGACCAGCTCGGGGCCAACTTCAACACGCCGCGACTGGTGATCGCTCCGGCGGATGAGAGCACCATTCCGCCGACACCGGCAATCATGGAAGCGGATGAAGATTACCGCCTGCGCCTGCAGGATGCTTTCGAAGGGATGAGTACGGCGGGATCGGCTGGTTCCTATCGTTATCACGCCCGCTCGGCCGATGGCCGGGTAGCTGATGTGACGGCAATCAGCCCATCACCGGCTAACGTGACCGTCACCGTGTTGTCACGGGACGGCGACGGCACCGCCAGCGCTGAGCTGTTGCAGGTTGTCCGCGACGCGCTGAATGATGAGGATGTGCGCCCGGTTGCCGATCGCGTCATCGTGCAATCAGCCAAAATTGCCCCGTATGTTATCGAGGCCGTTTTATACCTGTATCCCGGCCCGGAAGTGGCGCCCATCCTCGACACCGCAAACAAACGGCTACGCGCCTATGTGCAAAATATGCGGCGCCTCGGGCGCAGTATCCGGCGCTCAAGCATGAATGCGGCATTGACCGTTGAAGGTGTCGAACATGTGGAAATCATCAAGCCTGCTGCTGACATCGTGCTGGATAAAACGCAGGCGGGTTACTGCACCGGCGTGAACATTACCCCAGGGCGAGCCGATGACTAACCGTCTATTGCCTGTCGGCTCCTCACCGCTGGAAGTTGCCGCCGCCGCCGCGTGTGCCGAGCTGGAGCGCGTGCCGGTTCCCCTGCGTGATTTGTGGAACCCGAAAACCTGCCCGGTGCATCTGCTGCCCTATCTGGCGTGGGCGTTCTCTGTCGATCGCTGGGATGAGGCGTGGCCGGAGGACGTGAAGCGGGGCGTGGTTTCGGCTGCGTTCTACATTCACCGGCACAAGGGCACCATCGGCGCTGTGCGCCGCGTGGTGGAGCCGCTCGGCTACCTGATCAACGTTATCGAGTGGTTCCATACCGACGGCGCCGATCCGCCCGGTACTTTCCGGCTGGATATTGGCGTGCTGGAAACCGGCATCACCGAGGAAATGTATCAGGAAATGGAGCGCCTGATCGCCGACGCCAAGCCGCTAAGCCGCCACCTGATCGGCCTCAACATTTTGCAGGACATCCCCGGCCGGATTTACACCGGCGCGGCTGCCATTGATGGCGATGTCATTACCGTTTACCCCGGATAAGAGAAATTATGAGCAAATACAAAGCGATTATTACCACCGCCGGGGCGGCCAAGATTGCCGCCGCCAGCGCGGGCGGCACGCAGTTGAAAATCGTCTCTATGGCCGTCGGCGACGGGAACGGCACGCTG